ACTCGTTCCTCGGGGGTCGGCAATACGTGACTTAACATCAGGCAAGCTGACGTAAAGTCACTAGCGTCTCCGTCGCAATGCCTTGACGATTCCCTCGTTCCTCGGCGCGATTATTTGTTCCGCGAGTTGAGGGCCATCGCACCACGGTCCATGTGGTGTGAGTAATAGCCGAAAGGAGATACACAATGGCTAAATATTCTTACGTTCCGACTGAAGACATCGCAATCAAGTGTGAGTTCACTGTTCACGACCTCAAGGTTCTGGATCGAGTGTTGACTGAGTACGTCGATTCAGACGGCTGGTCATACGAGGAGTGTCTTCATCGGGACATCCGTAAGATCTTATCGGAAGCGTTCCAATCAATACACGCGAACACCGAGTACGACCAGACTCGCTTCGAGAAAGTGGTCGAGTACAAGATCAAGCTCAAGTCTCGGAAGGACGAGGTCAACTTGTCCAAAGAGCTAGATGACGAGATCCCATACTAATTCAATCGCGGGGGCTTCGGCTCCCGCACCAACTGGCAGAAGGAGATACAACATGCCTAATCAATTCGGAAAAACCCGTGACATCGAGAACCCATACGCCGTGTACCGTTCGCCCTACGGATGGGAGTGGCGCATACTCAAGACGTACAAGATGCCCAAAAGCGAAGCGAAAGATCCTTACGCTCGGTGGTTCGTCGCAGCTACGTCACCTCTCATGGACAACGGTCGCTTCGAATATGGTGACACGTACAAGACAGAGATCACACGGAACGCTGCTTTGATAAGTGGCGACCCCGAGTGGCTCGAAGAGTACGCACCTAAAGTATAACCAACGTGGGGGTTTCGGCCCCCACCCCAACTGTCAAAGGAGATACAACATGACAGAAGACTTCAACAATAAGTTAGCCGACGCACTGTGGACGCTACTCGAACCTCGCATTCAGAGTCTGATCGAGGGCAATACCGACATCGACATTGACGACAAGATCAGTGACTACATGTCCAACAGCTTCCGGCTCGATGACTACTCGTACGATCTCGACGGTATGATCGACAATCAGGTTCAGTATCTTGCCGAGGATGGTGATCTGAAGGACTGGCTCGACACCAGCGACAGCGACTTCAACGAGCGAGTGTTCAAAGCTCTCGGTGAGATCGACATGAAGTTTGGCAACATGACCGTCACCTACAAAGACGCGATCATTGTCAAAGAATGATATCGACTGGAGCGGCTTCTGGTTCAGGGGACGCTTCCACCGCCAAGGTATGACAGCGACCTGGCGTTGTACCAAGTGCTACCAAACAATAACACCAGACACATCAGATTGGAGTATCGAAGATGTCAAATGCAAATGTAATCAAACCGAACGAGATGTTCGCGACACCAAATAGTTTCGACGAGATCATGGACTGGGTCAACCTTCACGCAAAGGAGGACCGAGTCCACCTTATGACCGCAGCTATGATGGCTTGGAACCTAGCCGCCAAAGCCAGTGGCGATCTTGTCAAAGAGATCGAAGAACTGTGCGCCGACTGCGACAGTGACGGTTATCTACAAGCAGAGATCGGAGGTGCTGGATCAGTGACCTACGCCATAAGAAAGATACTGAAAGGAGAAGACAAGTGAAGGTTCCTCAAATCAAACCAGACTGGAACACAGGCATCTACATCGGAGACGGTGTAGTTGCCAAACAAATAGATAAGAGACACGGTGGCCCCTTCGACAGAGGGGGTGCCGACTACTACTACGGTCGCCCATTCAAACCGCACTACTACACGGGTGACACATATTCCTCAACGCTCATTCCGGAGTACGGGATGAGCAAAGAAGCAATCGAAGAGTACCGTGCGGGGTACGAAGAAGCAGAACGCAACGGCGATAGAAAGGAGTGGTAACATGAAGGGGGCTTCGGCTCCCTTCTTCTACTGTAAATATAAAAGGTGTGCCGCGCGCGGCGCGGTCACTTGCGCGGCGTACCCGCGCTTTTTACGGAGTGCCTCCGGCACACAGTAAAGATGCGGCCCGAGGCCGCAAGAGCGGCGCGGCCCACGGGCCGCAAGATCGAAGCGCAAGAGGGCCGCAAGATAACGCTTGCGTTTTACTTGTATTCTAGTTATTGTTAACTTGTTCAACTAGAAAGGAAAGAACATGAAACACGCTATACTTTACAACGGGCCTAGCCTATTGGATGGCGAACCAATCGTGGTTATTGCCACATATTCAAACCGCAACACTAAAACAGGGCGCGTAGTTCAAACTTACATTATCCGCGCGGACATGGATCCGCGCGAGGCGTCAAAAACGGGCGCAGACTTTTCTATTTGCGGCGATTGCATCATGCGCGGCGAACCAACCACAGATCCCACGCGCAAGATAGCCAAAAAGCGCAAGTGCTATGTCAACATCGCGCAAGGCGTCTTGATCGTATACAAGGCTTTTATCAACGGCGTATATCAAGAGGGCGACCCACGCACCATGGGCCGCGGTCGCTTTGTTCGAGTCGGGACGTACGGCGACCCCGCCGCCGTACCATCCGAGGTGTGGGACGAATTACTAGCAGAATGCGACACTTGGACAGCGTACAGCCACCAGAAACCATGGCGTCCAGACATCGCGATGCAATCCGCAGACGATTATCACGAGGCCGTGATGCACTGGAAAGCGGGACGCCGCACTTTCCGAGTGATCGCAGATCTTGGACACTTGGACCATAACAACGAAGCACTTTGCCCCGCGTCAAAAGAGGCGGGACGCCGCGTCCAATGCACCGCTTGCAAACTTTGCAAAGGATCCAGTAAAGCTAAGTCGATTGCAATCGTGCAACACTAACAAAATGCCAGGGGGAAAATGTATCTCGCCCCCTGGACACCCGCCGCTCGGGAAAATGTATCTCGCCCGAGCGGCTTTTTATGGCCCCATCGAGGCGCAAGAGGCGCAAGCCGCAAGAGACGCGCAAGATTTAAGGCGCAAGACGAGCCGCAAGATGGTCCCACAGAGCCGCAAGGCTCTCGAACCGCGCACCATCGGTCCCATTTACTCCTTTTTCAAGTAAATCTGGCCCTTTTTCTCCTGAAAACAAATAAAGATGCCCTGTAGAGAGGGACTTTACTAAGAAAAAACTTGACCCTCCCCGAGCGTAATAGGCCATATGCCACGCAATTTGATGAGGCGAAATTTTTACTGCGCTAGATTTGGCGCACTTTAGTTCCAACCAGAACGCAAGCCCATCCCAAATCACATGAACATCAGGGACACCGCCGCCGTGCTTGTTCTCAATCCTCGTTGCGAAGGCTTTCTTCGGCAGATTGTTCCGAATTGTACTCCAAAAGTTCGCCTCTGGTCCCTTGCTCATCTGGTGTCACATCCTTTGCTGTTCCATCTATGACAAAGGCTTGTGGATACTGCTCTTGTAGCTTGGCAAGTCGAGCCACTATCTCATCTCGCGATAGCTGATCGATGGTGTTGACGTTTTCTCTTCGATCAACAGTCAGACCACCCAATGCAGAGCGTATCTTCTCCGCGTTGATGGCTGCTGAAAAATGCCCTGCGTCCTCGGCCCCAAGAGATAGCTTGTGTAATCTTTCCAACTGACCAATGGTTGTCACACCATATCGGCGTTCACGTTCCTCTCGGAGTTCCTGTATATATTCCAGAACATGTGGGTAGTCTCGACCGTTTAACAGTCTGGACGCGTAGTCTTTTGCCTGATCAGGTTGATACCCTGCCTTTCGAGCGCACTCAGCGTTTGAATACACGCCCTCGACAATGTGCCTAGCAAAGGTCATCTGTCGGTTAGTTAACTGCCGCCCATACTCTTCTTCAACCTTCTGTTTGATCGATGTCATAGCTGCCTCTTGTTGTCTGCCAACAACTTATCCTTATATAGCGGTATTTTCCAGAGATTTCGAAAAAACCTGTGAAGAAAAAGCTAGGTCTGGGCTGTCTTTACACTTTAAGTGTAAAGATGATTTTGAAGTGTAAAGAGAAATATCTCTTGAAACCCCTTATTTATATAACTGTCTTTACACTCTTTACACTCTTTACACCTAATTCAGATGAAAAAAAAAAAAAAAAATTTTTTTTTTGTTAATATTTTTATAAAAAAAAAAAACAAAAACAAAAAAAAAAAATAATTTTTCTGGGAAAGTGTCTATAGTGTAAAGACCCGAGTTCCAAGGTCCACGATCCGAGATTAAAATAATTCTGGACTATTCTTTCCACATGTGTTTTACTTACAAGTATTCAACAACTAACCAAGGAAAGAGAAAATGCCTAATCATTGTTATCAGCAAGTAGAAATCCAAGGTCCAAGGTTCTTGGTCAAGGAACTGTATGATCATCTAACCAAGGCTGACCCAGAGTTTTGCCAATTAATTGTGCCTATGCCGTTTGAGCAGTGGCTTGCCCCTAA